AAGATGGATTGAGGAACTAATGGGCCCCGCTCGTGAAGCCGCAGAGTCCGGAGACCCCGCAGCCCAGCAATTTCTTGACCGAGTCGGAGATTTGAATCCCCAAGATCTAGTACAGGCACTCATTGATGTTACAATGGGAGAAAAGGGCTCGAATAGAACCATCCACACATTGGCTAAAAGCCTCGAAAGAGATGAGTTCGGCGGCGGATACCAAGATAAATAAAAGGAAATTAAACAATGGCGACAACATTAGAAATTATTACAGGGATTAATCAGGCGGCAGCAAATGCTTATGATGGTTCTCACGATGAACGCTTCGTAACCGGAGATGTCAAGAAGATCGGCCTAAGTCGAGAAGAGGGCTGCCCAATCGTTGATAGTCGAGTTTCTGACGGCTTCGGCGTGAAAATTGTCGGCGACATGCTCCAGATTAACTACGAAGCAAATGTCTCTTTGTCTTCTGTCTACGCAGTTGGCTTCGAAGAAGAGTGCGAAAGAAGAATCCAGGCAATTGCTGACTTCCTTAAGAAGGAATATAAGGTTATTACTGGAAAATCCCTCTCACTTTCTCCACAGGGAGAGGCAAAGTGCCTTGTTCAGAACACATCTAGAGTGAGAACATTTGTGACCGCACACAAACTTTATAAAATTGGCGGAATGAAGAATGTGACGACTCTTGGAGAGGGAATCACGGACCCCCTTGCTGTTAATTATCACAAGTTTCTAAAAGAAGGCGGATTTTCAAACCATTATTGGACCCTTACATTAACTTCTGATATAAACGGAGGAATCGAGAATACATACGACGGACGCGCAGAGGGTGATATTTTGAAAACGCACCTGGAGCCCCGCGACGGCGAATTTGTGTGGCTCACAGGTAACCACAATGAAACTTCGAGCGTTCCCATCGGGGACCACATTTTAAAGAAGCACGTTAAATCTTAAAAGAATAAAAAATGTCATACACACTATCCAAAAAGGAAATAGTATCTGAAATACTAAAGTGTGGAAAAGATCCGATCTACTTCGTAAATAATTACGCAAGAATCTCACACCCGATCAAAGGTCTTATTCCATTTAAGACTTATGATTATCAGGCTGACCTTTTAACAGATTTTAATGATTACCGCTTTAATGTAATCCTCAAGGCACGCCAGTTGGGCATCTCAACTATCGCTGCCGGCTATATTGTTTGGCTGATGCTCTTTCATAGAGACAAAAACATCCTCGTTATGGCCACAAAATTCAAAACAGCGGCCAATCTTGTCAAGAAAGTTAAGGCAATTATGAAAAATGTGCCAGACTTCTTGTTGATCGCTAACATATCAATTGATAATAGGGCTTCTTTCGAGCTTTCTAACGGTTCTCAGATCCAAGCCGCCTCTACTTCCGGCGATGCTGGTCGTTCTGAGGCTCTTTCCCTGCTTGTCATCGACGAGGCCGCCCATGTTGAGAATTTGGACGAGCTTTGGGCCGGCCTATATCCTACAATCTCAACTGGTGGTCGAGTGATCGCACTTTCAACCCCAAACGGCGTTGGAAATTGGTTTCACAAGACATATACGGAAGCAGCAGAGGGATCAAATGACTTTCATCCCATCCTTTTGAATTGGGACGTACATCCAGATAGGGATCAGGCGTGGTTTGAGAAAGAAACAAGGAATATGTCCCGCAGAGAGATTGCCCAAGAGCTTGAATGCAACTTTAATACATCAGGTGAGAGTGTAATCCACCCAGATGACATTAGTTGGATCGAGGGATTAGTGTGTGATCCCAAATATAGAACTGGATTTGACAGAAATATGTGGATTTGGGAAGAATATGATCCACAGTGCTCTTATTTATTGGTCGCGGACGTCGCAAGGGGCGATGGAGCCGACTATTCTGTGTTCCATATCATAAAATTGGAGACAATGGAGGTTGTGGCAGAATATCAGGGGAAACCAAGCTTAGATATGTATGCCAACGTCCTCATGCAAGCGGGAAAAGAATACGGAAATTGCTTATTGGTAGTGGAAAATGTTGGAATTGGAATATCAGTGCTTGAAAAGCTCATTGATTTAGAATATTCAAACTTATATTACTCCGTAAAAAGCACACACGAGTTTGTGGAAAGTCACCAGGGCGAGAGAATGGGCAGTGCGGTACCTGGATTTACAACTTCTTTAAAAACAAGGCCCCTTATTGTAGCAAAATTGGAAGAATTCATCAGAAACAAACTAATTAAAGTGTATTCAGTTCGTTTTTCTAACGAATTGCGCACTTTTATCTGGCATAACGGCAAACCTCAAGCAATGAGGGGATATAATGATGATTTAATAATGTCATTAGCAATAGCATGTTGGGTAAGAGACACTGCGCTAACAGTAAACAAGAGGGATATAGAATTTAAAAAAGCTTGCTTAAACTCGATGGTGGCCGTCAACACAAAAATAAACACAACAATTCCAGGAATGGAAGGATATAATAGAAAAGAAGCCTTAGACGAAAAAATGTTCAAAGCAAAAGAAGAATATAAGAAATATTCTTGGTTAATAAAAGGATAAATAATGGCCGATAATAAGAAAAACCCAAATAATCCACAATCTGAGTTATTTAGAAGATTAACAAGATTGTTCTCGGGCCCAATTGTAAATTGGCGCACTCAAATGAATCGAAAGATTCGCAGAACTGCTCTGGATAAGTATTCAAGCGACTTTAGGTCGGCTTCTGGTCAACAATTCAAAAGATCTGAGTATAGTCCGTTTGATATTATGCATTCGAAGATCATGGCGCAGCAAAATCGTGCTGAACGCTATGTCGATTACGAGCAGATGGAATATATGCCCGAAATTGCTTCTGCAATGGATATTTATGCCGACGAAATGACAACTCATACGGCCCTAACTCCCATGTTGACAATTGATTGTCCAAATGAGGAAATTAAGGCTATCCTTCAATCACTTTACACAAATATTTTAAACCTTGAGCACAACCTTTTTGGTTGGTGTCGCTCAATGTGCAAGTTCGGAGATTTTATTCTCTATATGGACCTCGATGAGAGGCTTGGGGTCAAATCCGTCATTCCCCTTCCTCTCAAAGAGGTCGAACGACTTGAGGGAGAAGACCCCTCAAACCCAAATTACGTCCAATATCAGTGGAATTCCGGTGGAATGACCTTCGAAAATTGGCAGGTTGCTCACTTTAGAGTTCTCGGCAACGATAAATACGCCCCATATGGAACATCGGTTCTTGAATCTGGTCGCCGCATCTGGCGCCAGCTTGTTTTGATGGAAGATGCCATGATGGCTTACCGTATTGTACGTTCCGCAGAAAGAAGAGTGTTCTATATCGACGTTGGCAACATTGCGCCGCAAGATGTAGAGACATTCGTTCAAAAAACAATCACCTCCATGAAGAGAAATCAGGTTGTTAATGCTGATACGGGCCGCGTTGACTTGAGATACAACCCCCTTTCTGTGGAAGAAGATTATTTCATTCCAGTTCGGGGCGGAGAATCATCAAAAATCGAAACATTGCAGGGTGGACAGTTCACTGGAGACATTGATGACGTTAAATATCTCCGCGATAAGATGTTCGCGGCCCTAAAAATCCCAACAGCTTATTTATCTAGTGATTCGGAGGCAAATGAAGATAAAACAACCCTCGCGCAGAAAGATGTCAGATTTGCTAGGACAATTCAGAGACTGCAACGCGCCGTTATTACGGAGTTAGAGAAAATCGGAATTGTTCACTTATATACTCTTGGTTTCCGAGGTGATGACCTCGTTAGTTTCAAATTGAAGTTGAATAACCCCTCTAAAATCGCAGAAATGCAGGAATTGGAGCACTGGAAAATCAAATTTGATATTGCCGGAGGTGCAACGGAGAATTTCTTCAGTCGTCGATGGATTGCGCAGAATCTTTTCAACCTTTCGGAAGAAGAATTTGTCAGAAATCAGAGAGAAATGTTCCACGATAGGAAATTTGAAGCAGAGCTTAACGCCGCAGCGGAAGCAGCCGGTGAAGAGGCCAGTGGAGGGATGGGCGATCTCGGTGGAGAACTCGGTGGAGGCGATCTTGGG